CACCACTGATGGTCACGGCGAAGGCGGGCATTCCATAGTTTTTGAAGAATGCGTTGTTGTAGGTGGCTCGGCTGGTATCACCGTGTATGGCGGGTATTGCGGGTACTATCTTGGCTAATCCGTAATATTTTGATTTGGGTGTGTAATCCATTTGCCAGAGTAGTTCATTAGCTCTTTCATCAGGTTTTAACCGGTTATAGGGGTATATTTCCCCTGTGTCTTTATGGACATCAACCAGTTTGCCCTCGACTTTGTTACGGTTATATATCACGAACCAAACTGTTTCCATCCCGATTTGCTGTTTTACTCGGAAACCATCCCTGTGACGGCGTAGGTGCTGAGCGGCTATGTGGTCTAATCCGGTTATGGGTGTTTTGCTCCGTCCTTCACGGATTACTTCCAACGCCCCATATCCCATGGCTCGTCTGTCATAGGTACGCTGGTATAGTAGTTTGTTCAGGTTAGGGGTTAATCCTTTGACGAATTCTCTGATTTGGTCTTTTTCATGTTCTGATCCTTCCTGTTCGGGTAGGTGTTGTATGGTCCAGCCATTATCACTGCTTTCCCGGGCTACAACATCCACACACTGGGCATGGTAGGTGTTCACTTCTAATAATTCCAGTAGACTTTCGGGGTCGTATAATGGTTCGTAAAACTCTTCATAATCCCATCCATCACCTTGTATCTGTTTACTCTCATCATGACTTGTATCTGATTTGAGAGCGTATCGGCTCAGGACAGAGTTACTGACTAAATCCCAATCTCCATCCTCCTTTGTGATTATAAATGCGTCTGGTGTCTTTTTTCCCATTATACTCTAATCCTCCGTCTTGGTCGCTCCCAGTACCTGGCACTGCCAGTTAGGGTGTCTACTATGTTATCTTCACCGCCATCCTCACCGGTGAAACCTATTAATTCCATGATTATCTTCATTATCGTCTTTTTACGCATTGTATCCGTGTCAAAGCGTATACGACCTGTTTCAGCCATGACTTCTAAGTCGAAGGAGCGGTCTAATTTACTATCCCGTACTTTGTCCTTTAATATCCTGGGGTATCCGTTTAGTTCGGGTAGTCGTCTGAATTTGGTTATTAGTAGTTTGCTCATGCTTCCGGGTTCTTGTTCTACCATTATCCTGCAGTTTTTCCCGTCTTTGATGGTGGTGGTTGTGAATCTGTTGAGGACTTGGTTGCTGCTGTATTGTCCATGTAGTAGGTCACGTATTGTCATGATTTTATCTTTACTAAGGTGGTCTTGGTGGTATGCGGTTCGGGTGGCTGCTAGGTTGTCCCCGTCTTCACCGGATGCTGCGAAGTCCCAGTATCTCATTTCATTGAGTTTACTTGGTAATATTGTTTTATTTGTTAAGAGTGAGGGTAGGATGTCGCCTTTATCATCTAGGAACCATTCCCGCTTAAACACGGGTCCATCCCGTTCCTGAGGATTTCCCTGGTAAATGGCATTGAATAGGTATGACCCCATTGCTTTTTTCTCTGCTAGCAACCATTCTCTTGGTCGCATTTCGGGCCAGAGGGCTTCCCCTTCCTTTCGACCTACCAAGTCAGAGTGGGGGTCTTCGCAGAGGGCGGGGAAGTTAATGTTCACCCATGTATCAGGTGGTATAATTCCTCCATTGTCTAGGATAGTGAGGGCTTCCTGTGCCTCAATCACTGGTTCGTTTTCATATATTATGCCGTGTAGGTCGTTGGTGGCTAATCTTTGTGCTATGACCACCATAATAGGTGGTAATCCGTTTTTACGGTATTCCAAGCTTGTCTTTGCCACTCCCATGATCCATTCTTGTAGGTTTTCATGGACGGTGCGGCTTCGTGCTTCTTTGGGTGATTTTATAGGGTCATCAACTACGAATAGTCCGGCTCCGAATCCTAGGATACTACCTGCTTGGCCCACTGCTAGCATTCGGCCGGTGTAGGGTTTTTGTAGGTTGAATTTGTTATTGGCTTTACTGTCTTCTGCTAATCGGACATTGTAAGGGCTTAGGTGGCCGTATTCTTTTAATATGTTCTTACATTGCTTACCGAACTCGGATGCTAATAATTGGGTGTAGGATGAGAGGATCACATCATCCCAGGGGTAATGAGCTAAAAAATAGGATATAAAATTCCTTGAAATCAATGTGCTTTTACCATGTCGTCGGGGTTCACTAATCATCAACTTACTAACTCTACCTGCTAGGGCGTATTGTAAGAATTTGATGATCACTACGTCAAAGTTACGGGGCATCCAAGCCCCTTGATTTATATATATTCCCCATCGTACCAAGCCTAACTGGCCATGATATTGATGGGTCAATCTGTTGTCCCGCCTAATCTGCGGTTAATCAGTTTATCTGCAAATTCCAACTCCGCATCCATGAAATCAGGGTTGGTTATGTCTAATTTAACCTCTTGCGTGGCTTCTAATCGGACTTTATGCTCAGTATGTTCACCCTGTAACAACAATGCACCTTTAACCACTAAGTCCAAATCCCTTGGACTTTTAATGTCAATGTTGAACCCATCCTTTTTTAGTTTGTCTAATAATTTATGGTAAAAAGAAAGGTACTTAGTTTTATTCTCTATTATCGTGCTGTCTGTTTTCTCTTCAACTTTCTTATTGATTTCTGCTGCTCTTATGGCTTCTCGGTCATCCCAATCAAATTCTTTCTTCCATGTATAAAGTGAAGTTTCACTAAAGTTGCACTCCTGACTGGCTAAAGTGATGGCCTTTGCTGTGTCGTTGCCTTCTTGTTTTTTTTTGAAGTATATTTCAAAGGCATCTATGTGGCGTTGTAGTTCTTTCATGGTTGTACCTTCTGAAATGTTATAGATAACTTTATATAGTTGTAGATATAATCTATTATATAGTGTATGTTTAAAGGAAGATTGATTTAAAAACCTGCTTCTTCCATTGCTTCTTTTCTTTCAATACATGCCCCACATTTACCACATGGTTCGTCTTTTCCCTCATAACATGTCCATGTTATGTCATAGGGAACTTTTAATTTCTTTCCAATTTTTGCTATTTCTCCTTTAGTTAAAAATAAGAATGGTGCTATGATGTTAACTGGTTCATAGTTAGCTATCAATGATACTTCATTCATCTTATCAAAAAAGAGAGGCCTGCAATCGGGGTAAATGTGATGGTCGCCAGCATGAGCAGCATAAGCAACATTATCAGCTTTGATGCTTACAGCGTAACCAATAGCCAAACTTAACAATATCATATTTCGGTTTGGCACTACTGTACTTTTCATTGATTCATCTTCATAATGTCCATAGGGTATATCTATTTCACTTGTTAGGCTACTTCCTTGGAGTAGTTCATTTATACTAGTAATGTCTATTATTTTATGAGAGGTATTGGTTAGTTCTGTTATTTTGGTGGCACTTTCCAACTCTTTACTATGCCTCTGACCATAATGGAAACTTAGGCAATATATTTCATCACCTTTATTTTTAAGGTAATATAATAAGGTGGTGCTATCCATTCCACCACTTAATAGTAAAACTGTTTTCATTGTAACATCCTATTTATTTGTTGCATCCTTTGACCCATAGATCCATGTAAAGGTTCTTTGATTATCTTATTTTTAAAAACTCTTTTAATAATATTAGAATAAGTTTTGCCAGCAAGTGAAATTATAATATTATATTTAAATAATCCTTTAAACTGTGCCTGTCTTCGAAGTTTTATTATTTTAGATTCTGGTTCATTTGGTTTGAATTTAACATTATAATCACCAGGACATAATTCATCAGGAAAAACAAAACCATATTTAGCAGATAAAATTACGAAATCATAGTGTGTGTGTGTGGCATATTCAATCAATTTTTTAGTGTAAGTGCCAGTATAAACATCTTTAAAAGGTATTTCCTTTGTTGATGGGTTATCATCATATATTTTTTTACTTCCGCAGGAAACAATTAAGAGAGGTTTCATCCTAAAACCTCATTTATTGTAACTTTTCCCTGGAAGTATTTATGATATTTTAACCAATTCTTTTTAACAAGTTCTTTATATTCCCTAATATTTTCCTGTAATTGAATTAACACTGGCTCTGCATCATTCCATCTTCTTTCTTCCCTGGTTTCACCATGTACTCGTGGAATCTTAATATCCCTTCCCCTAATCTTCATTTCCCCAGTTCTACGGACCATTATGTGATTACTATTATCAATACTATATAGTGGATACTCCTTGCAGTATTTATGACTTAATCCTAAGCCATGAAATTTAGTTCCTTCTTTCATTCCAAGTGTGAAACATTTATTTAAAAAAGGTATTCTGATCTTATTATGTTTACCTACCATCCCACCTAATGAAATGTAATTGTATCCTTCATTTATGTATCTTTGTAAGTGTTTGTATGGTGTTCCAAGATGGAAAACAGGGATAACTTCAAGCCCATGACTTTCAATATACTTTTGGTTTTCATAGGTTTGTTCTGGATTGCCTATTATGTCAAAGTTGAAAGCATATTTGTATCTGGCCTTTTTTAGGAATTTTATATAATCATCAATAGTAAGGTCAAGTCCTAATGTGTGGATTGAATACCCTCCACTGTCTATCATGATGTATTCAGGTGCAAGTTTCCCATTTATAGTTTCATAAACTTGTTGGTATGCGAAGCTGAAAAGGTGATGAGTATGAAGCAATTGGGAAATATACATTGATTTACTCCTTTTATCATCAACACTATAATGTGGTATGTTTTTATCCATGTAATGTTTATGATAGTTGTTAGGAGTTATAACACTATAATGTGGCATGTTTTTATCCATGTAATGTTTATGATAGTTGTTAGGAGTTATAACACTATAATGTGGCAGCCCTTCGTAAAGAGCATAAAGGCTATTTCCCCCCCCCATTGCAATAGAATAAGTCATTTTATATCTAAAACTTCATGCAACCTTAACCCAAACCTTGACTCAGGGAATCTGGTTTTCATCTCTTCAATAATTCTTTTATCAAAACCATTCCTGCTATTAGGCATTAAAATAATATCAGATAATAATGCATAACTCTCAGCAAATAACAAATCCTTTAAATCACTAATAACTATTTTGAACTCTGTTTTATCTCTAAACTCCTTATATGTCCTAGTAATTACATTAAAAACAGATTCTTCTTTACTGCTTGGGGGTTTAATGTCCATGCAGATTAAGTCAACTCTACTAAAACATATCCATTCAAAAAGTGTTCCATTGGTTTCAAGTGCAACGAGATAACCGTTATCCTTTAAAACTTTGATAAGGAATGGTAATTTAACATTTTGAACTAATGGCTCCCCGCCTGTAATCTTTATTCTACGGCATGGATATTTCTCTAACTCCATTAATACTTTTTGTATGTCCATTTTCTCATGACAAGTATGATCAGTATCGCACCAGTCACAGTTTAAATTGCAGCCTGCAAATCTTATAAATATAGTGGGGTATCCTTGCCAGGCCCCTTCGCCTTCTAGACTGTAAAAGATTTCATTTATTTTCATATCATTGCCCCACAATCTGGAGTTTCCCATACTATTAATTGTTTGACTGGTAATTCTTTACTAATCATCTTTTTAAGATGTTTTGCCAGGTTTTCAGCAGTAGGGTTAAAATTGTAAACATTATTTAGGCATTGGTGGTCTGGTAATATTTTGTTTATTATTTTTTTAGCTTCTTTAAAATCAATAGTTAAATCTTCATTATCATCTACTTCTAGATGCACCTCTACAATCCATCGGTGGCCATGGAGATTAGCACATGCTCCTTTATAATCTTCAAGGAAATGTGCAGCATCAAAATGTTGTTTAATTATTAGGTTCAAATTCCTCACCACACTTTGGACATTTAACAATACCTACATGATTTTCTTCTTTTGGAAGTTTTGGTTTTGGTAATGGTTCTTTATCATTTAAATCCACATCTCCACCAAAATTTAATCCAACTTGTAATTCTTTAACTTCAACATCTTCAAATCCTGTTAATGTAACATCAAAACCAGCTACTTTTAAATCTTTAAAATTAGTTTCAAGCTTCCCATAATTCCAGTCTGACTTTTCACCGAGCTTATTATCAGCTAACATATAACTGATGGCTTCTGGTTCATCATGTTTTCTTTTAGGCTCTAAGAATTTGTAAGGAACGCTCAATAAATGTAACTCTTCTGTGGCTGCTAAGTATGCTCCTTCACCAGCCAGGATATAATAATCACTGCTAATAATTATTGGTCTGCCCCATCCATGGGCTTTTATACTTTTAGCAATTTCTTTAACCTGTTCTTCTGTATGGTCCCTTGGATTTTTAGGGTGGGGTTTAAGGTCATCTACTTTTATCCATCCTGATTCTTCCATATTCATTCACCTTTTATGGGTCTTTTTTAACTATTTTCTCCATTATCCCTGTGCATAACGGACAGTCTAACTCACTCCACCATACCCACAATAGCCTGTTTCCCTGTGAGGTCTAATTCCTGCCAAGTAGGTGTGATTGTGATTATATCATTTATTTCTCCTATTCTCTCAAAACCCATGCAAATCTGGTCCTCCCTTAATCTTTAATATGCTATTATGAACCCTACAAGGCTGATTATTGCCCCGATGAAGATGCCAATCGTGGTGAAGATGTATTTCATGTTTTGGTTGTCACCGGCTCTGATGGCGTTGTAGATTTTGTCCAATTTCCCGTTGATGATGTTTCGTAGTTCGTCTTGTTTCTGTGCTTCTTTTTCTAGATCGGATTCTATTCGGTCTAGGCGTTTTTCTTGTATGCAGTCGTGTTGGTCCATCCGTCCCCCCCCTCTCTAAATGAATATTTTATTTTTCAGGTGTTGTTTAGGTCGCCTTTTTGTAGTCCTAGTTCTTTGATGAACTCTCTTAGTGCTATGAAGAATATTACACCGGCTACTGATGCTATTGAGCCGTATTCTCCTAGTAGGGCTGTTATTTGTGGTTCTGCTCCTGCTATTCCTATTACGCTTGCGAGTAGTAGGGCTGATATTATTCTTTCCTGGTTGGGTATTGCTGCCATGTTCTAATCATCTCCTTAAAAATTGTTTAGTAATATACCGCCTCCGCACCTTTCCATAAAGGTGACATCAAAAAAAATATGAAAATTAGAATTCTGTTAA